CTGGCAGCGCCTAGACCCCATGTTGCTCCAATTGAGCGCACTCGCCGGGCTTGACGACGCGGCCATCGATGCTTGGTTTGAGGAGGCTGGACAGGTAATATGACCGCTCGCGAGACCCCCTGCCTCTACCTGCACGCCCCTACAGATGACATCGATCCGGCGTGGTGCGGGTTGGGCTTCGGGTACCCGTCTCAGTGCCGGGAGTGCGAGCAGTACGAAGGTGCCTGGAATCAACCCGACGAGTACGAGATAGCCGCCTGGAGGTTGGTGAACACAGGTTATGCCGCTGCCAGCGAGCAGGTAACCGTCGCCCCGGTGCCCGGCAGTGGTGGCACCAAACCGCCGCCGAAGTCGATGGGATAAACATGAGAAAACTTCTCGCCGCGGAACGTCTTGTCAGGGATTTGGATGCAGCAACGAAAGAATGGATGGATGCAGCCGCCCGAGGAGACGCGCCTTGGGTGTGCGCCGATTGCGGCGCAGTATGCCCTAACGGGATGCCCACCAATTGCGTTTATGGGCACCAGAGGTGCACGGATATTTTGACGCGAGATAGGGGATGAGGGGGATCTTGCTTCGTCCGATTTTGCCGCCCCCAGGCGCAGGGGGCCACCAAGCCGCCGCCAAAGCCGAGGGTGACACAATGAACAAGTGGCTCGCAATACTCGCGGTCCTGCGCCAAGGGGCGATGCTCACCAATGCAGCGACCTGGAAAGAGCGCCAAGTCCTGGTCAACGCCATCGCTGGCCTGCTGACTGCCGGCTACATGCTCGCCCGCTCCCAAGGCTGGATCACCATCGAGGTGGACAATGCCGCTCTCCTGGATCTCGGCAGCGCCATCGGCGTGGTACTGTATACGGCGTTTAACATCTTTTTCACTGTGGCGACCACGGACAAGATTGGCCGGGTTCCCGCTGACCCTGTTGCTCCTCCTAGCCAATTGCGCGAGCCCTCGCGACAGGCTGCTCCTGGACCAGTGCAAACCGACTCTGAGCGGGTTCAAGGAGACGCTCCAAAGCGCGATACAAACCCGTTCCTGGGTGATAACTGAGTTGCCCGGCCTTGCGCCAGGCATCGATTGTGACTATTGAGAGGCTTACTCCATCATGCCAGACGTACCCGAAGTGACCGCGAAAATCACCGGCTACCGCCAGTTATCTGAAGCCGAAATGGCGCTTATGAACGAAGGTAAAGCACTCGCTGTTCAGTGCGGAGATTGGGTTGAGAAGCTACGCCAGGATGGTGGCCTCGACCAACGATGGGTAAGCATTGGAGCGACTGACTTGCAGCGCGGGTTCATGGCCGTACTTCGTGGGATTGCGCAGCCGACGACGTTCTGACATGAAAGGCCACGCTGTCCTCTGTTTCGCCGCCTGCGCCGCCACCGCCATCATTTTCGGCGGGGCCGTGGCGCTTGGCTATTTGACTGAGGCGCTGGCTCGGTAAGGAGGAAAGTAAATGCACACTAAAAAACTAGAGCTTCCGTCTCAAGAGTATCTAAAGGAGTGTTTTCATTACGACTTGTTAACAGGTGATCTTGTTTGGAAAACACGACCTGCGCATCATTTCTCTAGGGCTTCTGTATGTAACAGATGGAATGCCAAATACGCAAACAAACTAGCGGGGAGCAAGCACTCAAAAGGGTACAGGCAGATTAGCTTGCGTGGTGGAAATTGGTTTGCGCATAGAATTATATGGAAATTGATGCTGTCAATAGATTTGGGAGATTGTATTGATCATATCAACCATAACAGAATAGATAATGGATGGATAAATTTGCGCAGTGTCTCTTGCGCAGAAAATAATAAGAATGTGTCAATGTCTAGCAATAACATAAGCGGAGTAACAGGGGTTTCATGGTGTAGGAAAAATAGAAACTGGCAAACGCATGTTGGACACGAGTCACAGGGATATTATTCGAGTTTGCAGTCTGCTGAGATGGCGGTAATAGCTGCACGAGCAAGGAAGGGATACCATGAAAACCACGGCAAATAAACATGGATGATACACCCTGTTCTCACTTACTAGAAGATGCGCCAAGATGCTATCTAGGTAGGAATACGATGTTAGATTGCCTTGGGTGTAATGGATACGACAGCCACCCTACCCCAACTATTAGGCACTACGTTCTGTGGCACGAAATCAGAAACGGCGTCGGCACCCGCACCGACGACAAGACTAACCAGGCGGGCCAGCGAGGCGAAGGTGAATGAGACAACAAAAAATGGCATCCGCAGGTTCATTCAATCCGCCTGGGATTACCTTCCGCAAGCACTGGTCCTCTCCGTCGGGGGTATCGCTGCTTTTGTCTTTGGCCTTTGGCTTAACGGCCGGGACATGCGCGATGATCTTGACCGGGTTATGGCCGAGCAGCAAAACGGCCGACTATGCGAGCGAGTGGGGTCCTGCCCCTGTATCACAGGGTTTGCCAACACAATCGCTGACTGCAAGCAGACTATTGCACTCTCACGCGAGCACATTGAGTCCCATAACCGCGAAGCAGAGCAATGGAAGCAGCGTATTATCCGTGCTGAACAACAGCTTTTTGAGATGAGTCGGCACCAATGATTGCCTACGCTATTTGGTCCATGTCTGCCCCCGCCTGGTGGTGGGCCGAGTTCGCCGCCCATTGGGGGCAGCACGCATGCTAACGTCCCTCCAGGCTCGGCAACATTATGGGGACCCCAAGTCGGAGTCCTCTATGGTGCTCTTCGACGTTCCGAGCGAGCTTCAGGTAGTCGCTATTCCGCGGCGGATCTATTGCAACAAGGACCTGGTAAAGCCGCTGATCCGCGCCCTGACGCTGGTCGTCAACCGCGGACTGGCCAGCAAGATTCGGACCTGGGACGGCTGTTTCAACATCCGCACCAAGCGCGGCGGGACCTCGGCATCCCTGCATTCCTGGGGACTGGCAATCGACATCAATGCCTCGTGGAATCGGATGGGCCAGCCATCCACCCAGGACCTGCGCCTGGTGGCTTGCTTTATTGAGTCCGGGTTCGATTGGGGCGGCGCATGGGCCTGCCCAGATGCTATGCACTTCCAACTAAAGGAGCTACCGAAATGAGGCTACTGCTCGCAATCGCTCTAACCACGCTGTTGTTCTCCGGGTGTGCCACGGCACCGCTGCCGGCCCAGCAAGAGGCGCTGGCCTCAGTCGGCATCGCCAGCGCCATCGAGAAGACCAACGATCCTGCCAAGACCGCTGCGCTGGTTATCGAGATCGCCACCATGCCGCTGTCCGTGGACGGCGTAGCGAGCACCGTCAAGGCGCATGTCCGGTATGACAAGCTCAAGCCATCCATTCAGCTGGCCATTGACGCCATTCTCGACGAGCTGGACCGCCAGTTTGCCGCAGACCTCACCGCTGCGGACAAAGACGCGACCCTTGCTCTCTGGAGGAGAGCCGCCATTGCCGCCGCAGAAAGGTATCTTCCGCATGTCTGAATACCGCGAAGCCGCCGTTGAGGGCACGTCCCGGGTCCGCGCCCGGGCCATGCACTTCAACAACCCACTGGACGGGCTGCCTTCGGTCTATGTGGAGGAGGAGCGGGTCACACTCCTGAATGGCCATAACATCATCACCGATTGCGCGGGCGTCATGGGCAGCGGCGAATTGCCGGTCATCAGTGAGCCGCTGACGGACATGGCGGCCACCTTCGCCCTGCGCGACCCGGTCACGGGCGCCCTGGATACGAGCGGCGCAACGGCCACCTACGGGCAGGTCTACGTGCTGCTCTATTCGCTCTACTGGCACTTGGCCGAGGCCCGCGATGCCGCTCTTCCTTGATCCAAGCCTCGTCGTCGAGGCCCTGTCCGGGCTTATCCCGGGCACTGTGGCCGAGGTGGTAGAATTCACCGATGCGGCGCGGTCCAATCCGGCCAAGGCGCTGCCGAAATGGCCGCGCATTTCCGTGGTGGCCGAGCGTACCGCGCCTGTGGCTTCCCGCGGCTTATCGGATTCCGGATCGGTCGAGGAGACGATGCTCCTCCTGATCCAGGTCAAAACCAATGCCGTAACGGTCGCGGACGCCCAGGCGGCAGATGCCATGCTGGCGATTCGCGAGGCCGTCTACACCAGCTTGCAGGGCGTACCCGTGGCCGCCGGGTGGAAGCCGTCTCGCTATAGCGGCGGGCAATTCGTCGGCGTGGATGCCGATGCTATCTATACCTGGGGCGAGCGCTACGTCATGCCCCGCCTTTGTTGATCCACCGGAGAATCTGCCATGAGTTGCGCAAATCTTACCACCGCCGCCGGGACCAAGCTGTATTACAGCGCCACCCTTCCCACCACCTATGACGAGGCCGGTTATGCCGCCCTGACCTGGGTCGAACTGGCCGACATCTCCAGTATCGGCGAATTTGGAAAGGTCTACGCCACGGCGACCTTCAAGCCACTGGCCACCCGCACCACGTGCAAGCGCAAGGGGTCCTACGACTTCGGGTCGATCCAGATGGGGCTTGGCTACTCCTCCGACGCTGCCGGCACCACAGCAATGCTCGCCGCCCTGGCCAGCGACCTCGGCTATGCGTTCAAGATCGTGCTGAACGACGCGACCGCTACCCTGGTTCTTCCGACCAAGTTCTACTTCGCCGGACAGGTCATGAGCTTCAAGATCAACCCTGGTTCCGACCCGGACGCCTTCGTGACCGCCACCCTCGAAATCCAGATCGACGGCGACGTGCTGACCGATGTCCGCTCCGCGACCTAACCCATAACCAGCAAGAGACAACCCTATGGCAAGTATCGGCAGCATCCACTTTTCCGCCACCAGCCCCATGCCGGTGCGCCACCCGGCCACCGGCGAGACCATGCGCATGCCCGATGGGCGCGAGCAGGTGATTCACTTGGCGGGTATGGACAGCCCGCAGTTCCGCAAGGTCATGGCCGACTACCAGGACCGGATCATCCGCAAGCGCAAGCCGGGCGGTGCAAAGGAATCCGAGGCCAACGCCATCGAGGCGGTCACCGCCTGCACCATGGGCTGGCTCCTGGAGGGCGATGACGGGGAAGAGATGCCGTTCAGCGCGGAGGCCGCGCGCGCCCTCTACACCGAGCATCGCTGGCTGCGCGTGCAGTGCGATGAGTGGATGGGGGAGCGGGCGAACTACCTGGGGGAATCCGCGAGCGCCTGACGCTGTGGGCCAGGCAGCACGCCTGGCTGCACACCACGCCCCGCCGCAAGGATGAGCCGGGGCGCAAGTCAGGCGCAAGCGGACCGCCCTTAGAGGCCCGCATAGAGGCGTTCCTGGCGCAGCGGGAACGCGGGAAGGACCCCGCCGAACTGGACCTGCCGGAGACAGGGGAAGACCAGTGTCTGCTCGATTGGCTGTTCGAGGCCGGGGTGATGCGCTGGACCGAAGGCGGCCCGCGGGGGCTCGCCTGGCCCGACCTGGCTGCCTGGCAGGCCATGACCCAGACCGCGCTCACACCCTGGCAGGCGGCGACTATCCACCACCTCAGCGCCGCCTATGCCGCGTCCGCCGGGGCCGCGCTCGATCCGATGTGCCCATCGCCCATGGATGTGCCCATTGACCAGGACCGCGTAGCCGCCCAAGCCGCCGCCGTGTTCGGGCTGTTTGCCCGGCCCGACCAACCCGAAGAGACCTAGCCATGGCAGACCCCACGCTGAAGGTAAAAATCCAGGTCGATGGCCAGGATGCCGCGGCGGCCGGGGTCAAGAAGGTCAAGGCCGCGACCGACGAGTTGGGCGGGTCCAGCAAGAAGCTGGCCACCGAACAGGACGGCCTCGGCGCCGCTACGCGCGCCACCACATCCGCCATGTCCGCCTTTGGCGCGGCCCTCTCCATTGCGGCGCTCGTCAAGCTCTCCCGCGACATCGCCACCGCCAAGGACGAGATGGCGGCCATGCGCCAGCAAGCGCTAATGATGTCCGGCAGCACGCAGGGCTTTGAGGCCCTATATGCCTCCGCGCAACGCCTGGGCGTCGGACTCAAGGATGCCAGCCAGGCGGTCAACTTCTTTGCCCCCGCACTGGCCAAGCTCGGCAAGAGCTACGAGCAGTCCATCGAGTTCAGCGAAAACCTTACCAAATCCATGCGCGTCTATGGGTTGGAGGGGCAGGCCGCGTCCAGCGTCACCACTCAGCTAGCCCAAGCTCTGTCATCCGGCACCCTTGGCGGCGACGAACTCAAGTCCCTGCGCGAGAACGCGGGGGGCTTGGCCATGAAGCTGGAAGAGGCCATCCAGCAGGTCCTTGGCACTAAAGACAGCCTCAAGGACCTCGGTACCCAGGGGCGCCTGTCAAGCGAGGTGGTGACGACCGCATGGGAGAAGGTATTCAAGGACCTCAAGGGCAACATGGAGGCGCTGCCGGATACCCTGGCAGCGCAAGAGGCGCGCGTCGGGAACGCCGCCAAACTGTTGATGGAGGCGATGGACGGTGCCCTGCACGCCTCGGACTTCTGGAAGTGGTACAACCGCCAGCTCGCCGAGGGCATGGAGAGTATCGCGGATTCTATCAGCGGGAACGTGCGCGGCGGGCTCATCTCCGACGATTTATTCGGGCAGTACGCCGATCAGATCCAGAAGATCAACGTTGAGCTTGTCCTGCTTAAGCGGGAGATGGAAGGCATCTCCACCGGCTGGAAATCCTGGGTCCTTACCGATGATGAGCAGGCGAGGGCGCTGGCTGATCTCACCGCCCAGCAAGATCATCTAATTGCCCAACGCCAGCAATTGATCGAGCTGGCGAAGGAAGAGCACGGGGTGGCCGCCGCGTCGGCGCAATCGCAGGCGCGGGTGGCATCGGATGTGGCAGCCGCGGAGAAAGCCTGGGCGGAGTCGAAGATCAGCCGGGCTCAGGTCGAGTCGGCTTTCGGCCGGGAAGCCGCCGCGACGCTAGAGCGGATGCTCCCGACGATCACCGCGATGGCGGAGAAGTACAACCTGTCGGAGGCCGCCATCATCGCGATGGCGAAGGCAGAGAGCTCGTTTTCCCAACAGGCGCAGAGCGATAAGGGCGCCGTCGGCGTGATGCAGATGACAGCCGTCGCTGCGGAGCAGGTAGCCGCCAGGACGGGGATCTCTTTCGCACAGATGCGTGACGGGTGGAAGGAGAACATCGAAGGCGGCGCCGCCTATATGCGTTGGCTGCTGGACAACAGCAAGGGCGCCATCAAGAACATCGACGACCTGGCGCGTGCCTACAACGCCGGACTCGGCGGCATGAACAAGGGGTTTGCAGAGACGGAGACCCACGGGAACAGGGTCGCGGCGGCCTACGAGAAGTTGACGCGGGCCGGGATGTCGTCGGACGAAAACCTGCGCGCGAACGCCGCCTCCGCCAAAGAGCAGTCTGAGGCGTACAAGAAGGCCACCACCGAAGCCGAGCGCCTGGCCATCGCCCAGCGGCAGGCGGCTCAGATCCCTGCGGATGCTCAGGCGAAGATGGACGCCTACCTGGCCTCGCAGCAAGAACAATTGCGGGTGGTCGGCCTGACAGCGGATGAGAAAATCCGCTCGGCCGAGGCGTCTAAGATCGAGGCGTGGGCCCTGGAGGAGGAGCACAAGGCCGTCCAGGCATTGGTGCAAGGCAACACCGCACTTGCCGAGGCGCACCAACAAGCGGCCGCTCGAATCCGCGAGGGGTCTGCCGCTGCCGAGGAGAACGCTGTCGCCATCTCCAAAATGGCCGCCTCCGCCAAGGCCGCGGCCCCTAGCGTCGCTGACCTCTGGAACAACACCGTCCTGGAGATGAGCAAGTCCATCCAGACCTCGCTCACCGACGCCTTTACGGGCCTGTTCGACGGCACTATCAAAAACGCATCGTCTTTCCTGGAGTCGCTGAAAAAGGTCGTCATCCGCGGCCTGGCAAACCTAGCCAGCGCCATCCTGATGAACCCCATCAACGTGGTCATCAACGCCACGCTGGTAGGGGCGGCGGGGAATGCGCAAGCCGGGCAGACGACGGTGCAGTCGGCCTACAACGACGCGGGCGGCGGTTGGGGCGGGGTGCTCGGGGCTGGGAAGTACCTGACGGGCGGGAATAGCATCGGCGCGACGATGGCCGGGTACATGGGGGACGCCGCCGCAAAGTTCGGGCTGGCTTCTGAGGGCCTTCTATCGGCCGGGCAGAGTCTTGCAGAGACAAGCAACCTCATGCTTGGCGCAGGGAGCGTACTCGGGAGCGTTGCCGGGAACCTTATCTTCCAGGGGAAGGGATATTCTGAGATCGGGTCAAGCATCGGCGCCACGGCCGGCACTGTCATTGGGTCCATGCTGATTCCCGTGCTCGGGCCCTTTGGTCCGATCATTGGCGGGTTGCTTGGTGGCATTGGTGGCGGCGGCCTCGGCTCCCTGTTTGGCGATGAGGACCCGCCCACGCCTGAGACCATCTACATCCAGCAAAAAGGTGGGTATTTCGAGACGACGCAGGAAATCAAAAGCAACCACGAAACGTTGCAGAAGGTGCAGGAGGCCGAGCAGGCCCTAAACGACCTGACCGGGGCCCTGGCAGACATCCTGGGGCCCGAGGCGGCGAAGGTGCGCAATGAGCGCAATACCGTCAACCAATCCCTGCACCCCGAAGAAATTGGCGCCTGGCTCACCGAACAGACGAAATACACCGTGGGCGAGATGATCGCGGCCTCGACGGGCGCTATGAAAGACCTGCTCTACAAGGCATGGGTAGATTCCGGGTATGACATCGAAACGATCCTGCCCATCGCCCAGGAGGCAAAGGCCCTGCTCGACAACCTCCCGGCCATCACCGAAGAGATGCTGGACGCCGGGATGAACCTCGGCGACGATGCCGAGAAGGCGGCCCTGCAACTGCTGATCCTGGCGGGCGGCATCGAGAACCTGACGGCCTCGCAAGCGGCCTACGCCGACCTGTTCATCGGGCCGGAAGAGCGGATGCAGAATGTCGCCAAGGCCCTGGGGGAAGAATTCGAGAAGCTCAACATGACCCTGCCGGCCTCCCGTGGGGAATTGCGCCGCATGGTTGATGCCTTGGACCTCACTGTCGAGGAAAACGTCAAAGCGCGCCTGACCATCCTTGGGATGGCCGATACCCTCGACGAATATTACACGAGCATGGAGAACGGGGAAGAGGCCACCTCCGGCTTTATCTTCGTGTTCGAGGAGTTCATTGCCAGGCTCAAGGATACCGAGGACGCGCTGTCCGAAGCCAAAAACTCCTACAACACCCTGTTCGTCACGCCCGAAGACGAAATGGCGCGCCTGTCTTTGGAGCTCGCCAAGGCATTCGAGGCGTTCGGCTTCGTCTTGCCAGACACGCGCGATGGGCTGCAATCCCTGGTGGACAGCTTCGACCTGACTACCGAGTCCGGGCGGCTGGCGTACATCGGTGTCATGCAGCTCGCGGCGGAACTTGACGCCTTCTACAACTCGCTGGACGACGGCAAGGACGTCATCGACAACTACCTGAACGTGGTGCAGCAGTATTACGACCTGTTCACCGACGATGACCAGAAGTTGGCCGACCAGATCCAGTGGCTTGCCGATGCCTTTGAGGTGCTGGGGCTGGTGCTCCCGCCGACCCGGGAGGAGTTCAAGAAGCTCATCGAGACCCTGACCGAAGAGCAGCGCCGGCTCCTGGCGGAGAACGAAAACATCTTGGGGCGCCTGGACGACTACTACAAGGAACAGGACCGCCTTGCCGAGGAGCAAAAGCAGCCGGAAGAGGAAGCCCGGCGGGAGGCCGAGGAAGCCCAGCGCAAGG